TTTCTCAGCAGGTGCTGAGACATTTACTCTTGCGTCTGGTGCATGTGTATTTAGAGTTAATCAGACGGTTCTATTGTCTGACGAAAGTTCTTCTGTATCTAAGAAGGCTTTAATTACTGCAGTTGCAGCCGATGGCTCAACATTTACTGTTGCATATTATACTGTTGAAGCAAGTACTCCTTTTGGATCTAACACTGTTACTGCATTCGTTTACGGATCAGAGTTTCAAAAAGGATCTGCAGGGATGTCTGGATCTTTAGAGGCTGAGGATGATATCTTCGAGTGTAAGCCAATCATCATCAAGGACAACTACGAGGTATCAGGATCTGATATGGCTCAAGTTGGATGGGTTGAGGTTACAACTGAGAACGGTGCGACTGGATACCTTTGGTACCTGAAGTCAGAGCACGAGACTCGTCTACGATTTGAGGACTACTTAGAGATGTCTATGGTTGAAGGTGTTCCTGCTGCGACAGGTTCAGCTGCTGAGACTAATTTATCTGACAACAGTGCTGCTGGTACAGTTAACGCTGGTACTCAGGGTATGTTTGACACTATCGAGGATAGAGGTAACGTATGGTCAGGTGGTAATCCATCTGCATTGGCAGACTTTGATACAATCATTCAACGTCTTGACAAGCAGGGAGCTATCGCTGAGAACGTATTGTTCTTAAACCGTCAGTTCTCTTTCGATATCGATGACATGTTGGCTGCTCAAAACTCTTACGGAGCTGGTGGTACATCTTACGGATTGTTTGACAACTCTGAAGAGATGGCACTTAACCTTGGATTCTCTGGATTCAAGAGAGGTTATGAGTTCTACAAGACTGACTGGAAATACTTAAACGATGCTACGCTTCGTGGAGGTCTAGTTGGTGGAGCTATCAACGGTGTACTTGTACCTGCTGGTACGACTACAGTTTACGATCAAGTTCTTGGTAAGAACGCTAAACGTCCATTCTTACATGTACGTTACAGAGCTTCTGAGGCTGAGGATCGTCGATACAAAACTTGGATGACAGGTTCTGCAGGTGGTGCGATGACTAACGACATCGACAAAATGCAGGTTAACTTCTTGTCAGAAAGAGCACTTTGTGTTATGGGAGCTAATAACTTCGTATTATTCAAAGGATAATATAGACTATTTATATACCAGGGGCTTCGGCCCCTGGTTTTTATTGTAAAATTTTAATTAAATAAAAATGAAAAAAAGAAAATCAATACTAGAACCTAAGGATAGAATCTATCTATTAAAGGGAGAGAAGCAGCCACTGGCGTATTTTATAGCTTCCAAAGACACACCAAGAAAAAGATTACTGTACTACGACGAGGAAAATAATATGAGTAGACCTCTTCGTTATGCAAGAAACTCAAACTCACCATTTGTCGATGAGCAGGATAAGAATGTTATTCTTGAGCCTGTTGTATTTGAGGATGGAATGCTAAGGGTTTCAAAAAAAAATCCCGTACTTCAGGAGTTTTTACACTACCATCCAGAGAACGGAGTAGAGTTCTACGAGTTTGACAACGAGAAGGATGCTCAGGAGGATGTAGAGTTTTTATATAATGAGCTTGATGCCCAGCTTATGGCTAGAGATATGGAGTTCGTTATGATGGAGGCTGTAGCTAACGTACTACTTGGAGGTAAGGTTTCCAAGATGACAAGTGCCGAGATCAAGAGAGACATCATGCTATATGCAAAAAGATATCCACAGGACTTTATGGAGACAGTTAATGATCCTTCTTTAAGGGTGAACAATATAGCTTCAAAGGCTCTATCTGACGGATATCTGTCATTTAGAAATAATAAGAAGGATATATACTTCAATTTGAAGGAGAACAAGAAGAAGCTTATGACTGTACCTTTCGGAGAGGATCCAGTATATGTACTGGCTTCGTATCTACAGTCTAATGACGGTCTTGAGTTGTTCAAGTTCTTGGACGACAAGATATCTGAGAATTAGTATATTTGTGGTATTATTAACCCATTAAATTTTTTAACAATGGAAAAGTTTTTGAAAATTACTGTAAGTGACGCTCCTTCACTTATAAAAGTAAGTGAGATTATGGGAGTTGAGGTAGGTGCGAATACTCATATTCAAGTTTTATTGAATGCGGTTGGACATAGAGCTACAGGTGCTTCTGAAGTTTTAGGATACCAGATCACAGCTACAACTGCAAGTGATGCTGCTAAAACAAAAGAACAATTAACATCTTTTGTAGACAATTTAGAGGCTGCACTTCAAACAAGTTGGACTAACCCAATTTATGACTTGACTGGCAAGTTACCTTTCGCTGTAACTGCTGTTACTCAGATCGAAGAAGAATGGTCTGCATAACAAGTTAAGCAACAATTCTAAACGAGGCACTTTTTAACTAAAGTGCCTTTTTTTATTTATCTTTGTTAAAACGACATAGATGATTAACGAAGTAAGGAATACCGTACTATCTATAATAAGCAAAGACAACAGGGGATACATAACTCCATTTGAGTTCAACCTATTTGCAAAGCAGGCACAGCTTGAGATATTTGAGCAGTACATATACTCCTATAGCAATGCTATAGTTAAGGAGAATGCAAGGCTTCATGGAGAGGGATATGCAGACATACCTAAAAAGATTTCAGATGTATTGGATACATTCTTTATAAATGCAAACCTTACATATACAGGATCTGAGTTTACACCTCCAACAGACTACTACTTTGTAGATAAGTTGGTATATAACAACTCTGTTGAGATAGAGGAGGTAAGCCACAGGAAGATACTAAATCTTATAAGCTCAAACTTGACTGCACCTACGGTTGCATATCCAGTTTACACTCTTGATAATGTTGGGTTCAGTGTATATCCCACCAGTATAATATCAAACGTACAGATAAACTATGTCAGGTATCCATTAGATCCAAAATGGACATATATAGCTACAAGTGCTTCAGATTCAGACCCTTTGTTTTACCCATCGGCATCTGACTATCAGGACTTTGAGTTGCCCAAGAGTGACTTTTCAAACTTAGTTATAAAGATATTACAATACTCTGGGGTTTCTATAAGAGAGGCTGACATTATACAGGCAGCCAAGTCTGAGGAACTTCAAGACGCACAACAAAAACAATAGACAATGGGATACATTACTAACTATCAGTACTATACAAATGGTGGAGTTATACCTGAAGACAGCAACTGGGGGTCATATCAGTATGTACCAATGTCTGACATAGTTAACAACTTCATGCTTATGTATGTAGGTAACGACAAGCTTGTAAACAATGTAGACAGGTATACCGTTATATTTCACGCAAAGAGAGCCATACAGGAGCTTAACTATGACGCACTAAGGAATATAAAGGTTATAGAGCAGGAGATGGGTGACGAGCTGAAGATGGTCATGCCTCCAGACTATATAAACTACGTAAGGATATCAGTACTTAGCGGAAACGTATTACTGCCTCTAACAGAGAATAGGAGACCAATGTCTGCAACTGGATACCTTCAGGACAACAACCTAGACATCATATTCGATGCAGATGGAGAGATAGTGACTGGAGATTCCAAGGTTGACATACTTAGGCAGCAGAAGACTCTATATACTGGAGGTGGTGCATACAACGGGTGCTACGGATGGAACTTTAACGGTGACTGGTACTTTGGTTATGCGATGGGCGGACGCTACGGCTTAGATCCTGAGGATGCAAATACAAACCCTAAGTTTAGCATAAATAAGGCGGCAGGTGTTATAGACTTCTCTTCTGGCATAGAAAACAAATCCATAGTACTTGAATACATATCTGACGGAATGGAGAACGGTGACGACTCCAAGATAAGCGTCAACAAGCTTGCCGAGGAATATATATATAGCTACCTAAAGTGGGCATTACTGAACAACAAGTATGGCGTACAGGAGTACATAATAAACAGGGTCAGAAAGGAAAAGATAGCCACCCTAAGGAATGCAAAGATTAGACTAAGTAATCTACACCCTTCAAGACTTTTAATGAGCTTGAGAGGTAGAGCTAAATGGATTAAATAAGTATGGAACTAAAGAAGACTTTCCTTGCGGGTAAGATGAATAAGGACCTTGACGAGAGACTTCTCTCTGGCGGTCAGTATGAGGATGCCTTGAATATTACTATAGACACATCTGAGGGTTCCAATATAGGATCCATAACAAACTCACTTGGCAATACTGTGGTTGGCAACATAACGACAATACTAAGCACGTACTCTATAGGATCTACAAACGCAAGAGCTGTGGGTGCAGTCGCTTACGAGCCACTTAACCTTATATACTGGTTTGTTTCTGCAGATGAGTATGACGCAATATTTGAGTACAGTGAGATCACTGGCACTATGGAGGAGGTACTTATATGTACCAAGGCAAGTGCAAGCACGCCTAGCAAGCTAAATCTAAGCAAGGAACACCTGATAACGGGCGTTAATTATATGCCTGGACACAAGGATAACGGTGCCCTTTTGCTTTGGACGGATAACTATAACCCGCCTAGAAAGATAAACATAAAGAGAGCCAAGAGCTACTCTGTTGACGACAGCCGTATAGACATAGATATAGACGTAATACTTAGACCGCCATTGAAGGCACCAGTCATATATCCAGTGAAGACCGATGAGGTTCTTTCTAACAATATGGAGGAGAGATTCTTGTATTTTGCATACAGGTACAAGTATGTAGATAACGAGTACAGCTCGATGTCTCCATTTTCAGCCGTCGCATTTCAGCCGTCAGAATACTCTATAGACTTCTTGGCTGGGATAAACAAGGCGATGGTCAACGAGTACAACCAGTGCAGGATAGTCTTTGAGACTGGCAATGAGTTTGTTGAGGAGATTCAGTTACTTGCGTTTGACACAAGAAGCCTAAATGTAAAGATAGTAAAGTCGATAGACAAGGACGGTGACAATAATGCCCTCATAGAGTCCAACAGTGTGTCTGACTATATATTTGACAATAACAAGATATATGCACCAATTACATCTGATCAGATAACAAGGCTGTTTGACAATGTGCCTCTTCTTGCTAAATCTCAGGAGATTATAGGGAACAGGCTTGTGTATGGAAACTATACTCAGTTTAGAGATATCATTGACACTGACGGTGTAAATATAGACATGGACTTCAGTGTGGACTATGTATCTACATCCACGACAGAGAACACTCCGATACAGACATTCAGGACAGACAGGGATTACGAGGTTGGCGTTATATATGGCGATGACTATGGAAGGATGACAACGGCCCTTATAAGCGACAGGAACTCTATATATATACCTCCAGCAGTTTCAAACAAGGGTAACAGTATAAAGGTAAATATAAAGAACAACCCTCCAGTTTGGGCTACAAACTACAGGCTTGTGGTTAAGCAGGCTAAGAAGGAGTACTACAACATATTCCCTATATGGTTTTATACAGACGGTGCATACAGGTACTTTAGAATAAATGAGTCAGACAGGGATAAGTTTGCGGTAGGTGACTATGTGATATTCAAGGCAGATGGCACGGGTCCTACATTTACAAACACCCAGTACAAGATACTTGAGTTTGAGTCTAAGCCATTTAATTTTTTAGATAACGAGGAATCGGCTGGTTTATATTTTAAGATAAAGGTTGAAGACACGGCTGACTTTAATGAAAGCTCATTAGATAACTATGGATGGTTAGGTTCAGGTGGTAATTCAATAGATTGGAACTTATTTGGAGGTAATGAATTTATTGAGCATCCAGTTAGAGGAAGCTTTAGTATTAGAGGAGATAAAACTATATTCTACGGAGAAGGGGATCAAAACTCATTAACCACAAATCTTTTACCCTTAAATGCTTTTGAAAATTCAGATACTAATGCGGCTTTATATCTAAATCATGATAAAAGATATACGATAGAGATACAGGATATAGATCCTGTGGTTTATAGATATACAGATTCATTAGATTTATCCTACTGGCTGGAATCAAATATACCTATCTCAACAGAAAGCGTGGTTACATGGCAAAGTTTTAATGAAGGAGCTGTAGAGTTGTTTAAAATATCTTTCAATGCAAGTGCTGCTTATTATAAAAAAGATAAATGGAAGATTAATATTAGATCAAATGAGACATTTTTTCCTTATTCATACCCTTACTTTACTAATAATGCTAAACCAAACCCAACAAATTACAACGTAGTACCAGAAGAAAATGTAGATGCATCTGATGTTGTTGATCAACAAAGTAATTGGTTTGATGATAATGTAGGAGGAGCTGTATATGGAGGCTTTGCAGTGTGTAATGGTGGTACTCAACTTAAAGATTCAGATGGAAATGAGATAGATAGACCTATAAGAAATGGTGATATTATAACTATAAAAATAAAAGAAGACAGCAGAAACCCTAATGTAAACACAGAACTTCAAGAATTTTTCTCTCCTGGTAATTATGAGAATATAGAGGAGTGGTTTGTAGAGTCTGGAGCATATAAACAATATGTGCAAAATAAACATGATGGTGTGGATGTTGGTTCTGCAGGTATCTGTTTTAGAAGGGCACATTACTTTATAAGTCCAAGTAATGGTGAGAAATTTTTAGTACCATTTCTTAATGGGGATAGTTATTCTAAACAAAGAAATTATCCAGTTAGGATGTTTATACCTGGATACCCTGCAAATATGACTCAAGGGGTTACAAGTAATGAAGATACTCAAGGACCAAATGTTATAGAGGTAGAGTTTAAACATAAGCAGGCTGGTGCTATAGTCTGTGAGACGAAGCCTATAGATGAGGATATAGAGATATACCACGAGATTACAGATTCATATGATGTGACTAACAATCTACACAAGGTTGGATGGGACTATGCAGACTTTACAGACGCTAGTTCTGTTTTTCCTACAGTGCCAGAAGGTTTAGGATACACTGTTTTAGGGCCATTACTACCAACGGACCCTCAATCTACAGACAGGCCTCACGCCTTCTCTGTAGGTCAAAGTATATATGCATCTGGGACATCTAGCGTACCTCAGGGATACTACACAGTCTTAGCTGTACCAAACCAGTACTCTATAATTATAGACCTTGCATGGCCAGGAAATGCACCATCAGAGCCAGCTACAGTGTTCAAGGAAGACTGGGAGCAGGATCAGGCTGTAAATAATAATGGTGCTATCGTAGAGATAAATGACACCACCAGTAAAAACTCTCAATACAACTCATTCTCATTCGGTAACGGAGTAGAGTCGTACAGGATAAAGGATGACTTTAATGAACCTGAGATGAAGTACAGCCCAAGGGTGACAAGTATCATTGAGGACTACGAGAACGAGAGAAAGGAGGCTTCGCTTACGTATAGCGGAGTATTCAGGGGTGACACATCAATAAATAGACTTAATGAGTTCAACTTGTCTCTGGCAAACTTTAAGGATCTTGATAGGGATTTTGGACCTATAGAGAAACTTTACTCTAGAGACAGGGATATATTTGTATTCCATCAGGACAAGATAAACAAGGTCCTTTATGGAAAGAATGTTCTTTATGACGCAGTTGGAGGAGGTACGGTTGCCTCAATACCAGAGGTGTTAGGTAGTGAGATACCGTTCCCAGTAGACTATGGGATAAGCAACAACCCAGAAAGTTTTGCTACGAATGCAGGTGACATATACTTCACGGACGCAAGAAGGGGTGCCGTTGTAGGGATGGAGAAGGGCAACGTCTCTGAGATATCATCTCTTGGAATGACAGACTATTTCAGGGATGAGTTTAAGGATAACCCGAACAAGCAAAAGATCGGATCCTATGATCCATACTCAAACAGGTACACACTTGCTTCAGAGAACACCAGATCTGTAAATCCATGCACGCTTAGTATAAGACCATCATCAAGGGGCGTGACAAGCGAGTCAAGCGGACTGTCGTTCTTT